TTTGATGCTATAGATGGCGGTGGTCGTGATACTCGAGGTGATGAGTTTAAAGGTGGTATCTTTAGTGGTTTGCTTAATGATTTAGGCGTAAAACCATACGGTTCACAAATGGAACGTGCTATGGTTAGTCCTAGTACGTCACCTATTGTGCAGGCTGTTTCTGGCACAATTCCAAGGCCAAGAGTAAGGCCAACGCAAACCATGCCAGATGAGTTAAGTGGTGTTCCATTTAACAACACGCCGCCAACCATGCCAGATGAAGTTAGTGGAGTGCCGTTTAATAATACGCCACCAACCATGCCAGATGAAGTTAGTGGAGTGCCGTTTAATAATACGCCAAATCCATTTACTGGCCCAACTTATGATATGGTTATGGATCAAAGCTTTGGTAATATGTCAGGCCGTAATGTTCCTCGTAGAACAAGAAATTATCTTAATAGTGACCCAAAGTTTGCCAGATTTATGGAGCTTGTTGAAAGTAATTCGTTAATGCCAAAAAGAAGTATGGAAGAAAATTATCAAATTTACTTACAGATGCAGGAATCAGGTAGCCTTGATAAGTTTATGTAATGCCAAGAACAAAAGAAAAAGCCATACGCAAAACAACTAAAGGTAAGGGTCGTAACTATAGGACGGTAAAAGAAGGCGCTGGTATGACTGCTGCTGGCGTAGCTGCACATAGAAGGAAAAACCCAAAGTCGAAACTAAAAACGGCTGTAACAAAAAAGAAAAATTTAACTGCAAAAGAAAAGGCTCGTAAGAAGTCTTTTTGCGCTAGGTCTAGGGGCTGGACAGGTGAACGTGGCAAAGCTGCTCGTAGAAGATGGAATTGTTAGATGGCTTTAAGTAATTACAATGATTTAAAGGCGAGTATAGCCGATTTTTTAAATAGAGATGATTTAACGTCAGTTATTCCTGATTTTATTAGTCTTGCAGAAGCTCAATTAAATAGAGAAGTTCGACATTGGCGTATGGAAGATAGAGTAAATGCTACTGTTGACTCTCAATACACAGCTTTGCCAAACAATTTTCTTGAACCTATAAGGATGGTAAAAACAACAGGTGACTTTCAAATATTAGAACTTGTTGGTGCTTTGGAAATATCAAAGTTAAGGCAAGCAAACAATGACAATGTTGGTGTGCCTAGAGTTTACACAATTTTAGATCAGGCACTTGAAGTCTTTCCAAGACCTGATGGAAATACAGTTTTTGAGCTTACCTATTATGAGGAAATACCAGATTTAGCGACAAATAGCACAAACTGGTTGATGACATATCACCCCTCTGCTTACTTGTATGGTTCTTTACTTCATTCTGCGCCATATTTATCTGAGGGTAATAGAATACCAGAATGGAGTGCATTGTATCAAAAGGCAATCAATGATATAAACGCGGAGAGTGAACGAGCAAAAACTGGCGGCTCTGGTCGCAGGATGAAAATAAGGAGCTACTAAATGGCAAGCTTTACGAAAGTAAATGACTTTGTAGTTAATCTGGCTAACGCTATGGACTTAGACAGCGACACACTAAAAGTTGCGCTTTGCAACACGGACCCTACGTCTGGCACAAATATCGTGTCAACAGGTAATGGTGTTTTAGCAAACGTTACGGAAATAAGTTATACCAACTTGTCGGCAAGAACATTGCAAAATGTTACAAGTTCAGACCCAAATAATAATGGCACATATGTGCTTTCGGCTGATGACTTAATTTTAACAGCGTCAGGTGGCTCAGTAGCAGCGTTTAGATATGTAATTATTTATAACGACACACCAACATCACCAGCTGATCCAATAATAGGATATTACGATTATGGTTCATCATTGACGTTAAACGATGGTGATACCTTTACAATCGACATTGGAAATAACGGTTTACTAACGCTTACTTAGTAGGAGTGCATCATGGCAAAACTTTTTAACAGAGCCAAGATGAACACTAGCAGTACTGGCACAGGTACGATTACTTTAACCACTGCCGATACTGGTTATCAGACATTTGCAGCAGCTGGTGTATCTGACGGTGATGTTGTTCAATATGTGATAGAGGAAGGAACAAACTGGGAAATAGGTTCTGGAACCTATTCTAGTAGTGGAACTTCACTGACAAGAACGCCATCGGAAAGCAGTGGTGGAGGCAGTGCAATAACCTTAGCCGGAGCTGCTAAAGTTTTTATTAGTTCGATTGCTGATGATTTTACAAAATTGCAGTCGGGTGGAGTAACAAAAATTTCAGCAGCGGCGGGCGGTGTAGAAATTACGGGTAATATTGTTGTTTCTGGAAGTGTAGACGGTAGAGATTTAGCAACAGATGGCAGTAAGCTAGACGGTGTTTCAGCGAGTGCAGATGTAACCTCTACTGCAATAAATGCTTTAGCAACTGAAACAAGCATATCAGGTTCAGATGTCATTCCGGTTATAACAAGTGGCGGTCTTAAAAAGGCAACAATCACTAACGCTTCGTTAGCTGGCCCGGCTGGCCCGGCTGGCCCGACAGGACCTACAGGACCTACAGGCCCATCTGGACCATCAGTTACAGGACCAACAGGTCCGCCAGGACCGACAGGGCCAACAGGCCCATCTGGTAGCAACGGAAGTAACGGTAGTACTGGTCCAACTGGCCCAACCGGCCCAACTGGCCCGACGGGTCCAACTGGTCCAACAGGTAATGCTGCAACAAATTGGAATTCTACTGGTTCTTATGCATTATTGTACGACAGTTGGCATGGAAACTCTTATCCAGGCTATACTACATCTGGATATCATTTATATGCCGCCAATACATATGAGTATAGTGGTAATAGTGCTGGTTGGTGGAGTTCTTACTATGGCAGTGGCACATGGCGATGTATGGGGCAAACAGGTTATCGTAATGGCTACTATTATCTTAGCCGTATAGATTTTAGTGTTACCCTATGGGTGAGGATTTATTAAATGAGTATATCAATAACAGAATATCGTAACGCCAAAGTTATCAACGCAGAGGGTACTATTATAGATGTAGAAATTAATACTCCCGAACATGGATGGGTTCCATATACACTTAATACAGCCGACACTGACATGACTATTGATAACAATGCGCTCTTAACGCTTATTGGTGCTGACAAAGCGGCTTACGTTCCGCCTACAGCAGAACAAGAGGCAGCAACTAAGGAAGCAGACGTTAGAACTTTACGAAACTGGTATTTAGGAGAGGCAGACAAGGTAACCTATAACCCATTAAGATGGGCGGCAATGACAAGTGAGGAGCAGTCTGCTTGGGCAGCATATCGACAAAGTTTACTAGATGTTCCTGAACAATCTGGATTTCCTGATAATGTAACTTGGCCCGTCAGACCTGATGGAATGTTTGAAGACTAGAATGAATACAACACGTCAAAATTGGCAACTATTTAGCAAAAATATGTCAAATGATATCATTGAACATATAATAGGTCTGGCAGGAGAAACACAAAAAGCATCAACATTTAACGATGGAGATACTAAAGTCAGGTCAAGTCGTGTATGCTGGTTAAGTCATTACGAAAATGTAAAAGACATGTTATTTGCTTATGCAGACCATGCAAATCAAAATGCTTTTAATGTAAATTTATACAAAAAAGCTGACATACAATTTACCGAGTATCATGCCTCCGAAGGCGGTCACTATGATTGGCATCACGATGTTAATTGGCTTAACGCAGACGGCTTTGATAGGAAGTTATCTATTACTGTCCAACTAAGTGACCCAAGCGAATATGAAGGCGGTGATTTTGTTTTCGAAGAAATAGAAAGTCCAAAATCTGAAGCAGCTAAACCAAAAGGTTCGGTGTTAGTTTTTCCTAGTTACCTAAAACACAAAGTAACGCCTGTTACTAAAGGTGTAAGAAGGTCTTTAGTTGCTTGGTTTTGTGGTCCTCAGTGGCAGTAGAAAGGTTTAAATTATGACAGCTTTTGCTCCTATAGCCGCAACGTCACTAGGGCAGTCAAGTACTAGTGCCAGTTACTCAATGCAAGTTACAAGCGGTACTTTTGCGGTTTCGATGCAAGGTGCGGCGTTACTCATTGGGGACATTTTCCCTCACGGTTTGTTTAATTACACTGGTAACGCTGTTAATTTAAATGTTGGAAGACTTCTTAGTGCATCCACCGGATCATTTGCTCTTACTGGTCAAAATGTTAATTTAGATCATGGTTTTGGACTTCCAGTTGATAGCGGAACGTTTACATACACAGGTCATAGTGTTGCTTTTGATGTTAGTCGTGGACTGGCGGCTAATAACGGGTCATTTGTTTTAACTGGTCAAAGTTTGGACTTTACAAAGCAGATGAACGTATCAGCTGAAACTGGTGTTTTTACTTATACTGGGCAAGATGCGTTCAAAGGCGTTGGCGAGGCTTTTGAAGTTGGAAGTTTTACTTATAACGGTCACAACGTTGATCTCAACGCGCAAAGAAGTCTTAAAATAGACACAGGCTTATTTTCTTATAATTTACAAGATTTTAAAATTAAAGGTTGGTTTTCGAGTCCTATATCTTCGGCAACATGGTCGGAAACAACGTCACCAGATGGAACATGGACAGAAACAACAGACACGCCGAGCGAAACATGGACGGATGCACCATAATATGTTAATTTGTAATAACATAAAAAAATACTACTTTAAGAAAGCCCTGCAACCCTTTGAAAAGGAAAGAAAAATATGCCATTAAATTTGACACTACCAACGGTGGGCGGTAGTCAGGACACATGGGGTCAGACAACTAATACGGCACTAACGGCTGTACAAGATGCCATCAATGGAAGTTCTGGCACAGTTTCACCTGATTTAAGTGCGTTAAAAATAAACGGAACAACAGTCACTTCAACTGCGGATGAATTAAGCAAATTAAGCGGATTTACAGGAACACAAGCAGATTTAAATTATGCAAAAGATTTAAGGGCTACTGGCGTCACTGATACAGAGTTTGATTTGCTCGATGGCGCAGCAGCTGGAACAGTGGTTAATAACAAAGCGGTTGTTTACGACAGTTCTGGCGGTGTTGTTTTCGGTAACTGGAAAATAACAGAAAGCGGCGGTGTTTTATATTTTGCAACAGGTGGCGTTAATAAAATGAAACTAGATTCTAGTGGTAATTTAACAGTCACAGGAAACGTTACAGCTTACGGAACTGTTTAATGGCTTTACCTAGCACTGGCCCCTTATCTTTAAACGAAATACATATAGAGGCTGGTGGGTCTAGTGGAACTCTTTGCAGTCTTAATGATGCTGATATTAGAGGTATAATAAATAAAAGTGCAGGAACAACTAATTCAATACTTGAATACAGAGGACAGAGCGCAGAGGAACTCTTAACATCTGGTGGCACTATAAACGGTCAAGCTCAAAGGCAACAAATCACTGCATCAAGTTATATTTCGTCCGGCGGCACTCTTCGCATACCTTCAAACATGTGGGTTTGGTCAGACGACACTTCAGTGGCTGCGCTAACGATTGATATACCTTGCACAATTATAAATGACGGAAAAATTATCGGCAAAGGCGGTCAAGGCGGTTCTGGTTTAAGAATTAAAAATTTAGCACATCCAACTACCAGTGCTTATAATAGCGGTTACAATACAGTCAATTTGGGTAGTGGTGGCGATGGTGGAAATGCAATTAAAATAAACTCAGGTGTTAGTGGTGTAACAATTACAAACAGTTCTGGCGCATATATTGCTGGTGGCGGCGGTGGCGGTGGCGCATCTGGAGTTGAACCACAAAACAGCTATTCCGGTGGCGGCGGTGGAGCCGGAGGAGGAGACGGTGGTAAAGCAAACTTTAATGATAATGAAGGAAGAGGCTATCCAAATTACACCACTAACGGACCTAGCCACTCTACATTTGCTGCCTATGGTGACAGTGGTGGTCAAGCGACTGGTATTGGTAACAATAATCCACCTCTCATGGGTTTTGGTGGTAAACTGAACGAAAAGGGAGTCAGGTTTTATCGTCCTAATAGTAGCACATTCAGTTACCTCTTCTCATACAGAGCGGAGGCTGGTGGTTGTGGTATTCGCTCTTCTGGTGAGGATCAAACCTCAGTCGGTGGTGATGGAGGTGGTAGAATACTACCAGGAGTAAGATATAATCCTCACTATCAAACCTTAACTGGTGGCACGATAAATACGGCTAATGGTTCGTACGGTGGTGCGGCTGGTGAAGCTGGTGAAGACGGTGGTTCGGGAGGAAACTCAGGAGAGCCGGGTGGTGGAGGCGGCTGGGGTGCTGCTGGTGGCCGAGGGTATCGGGGAGCTTTTACATCTGTACAGTGTCAAGGTGGTGCTGCTGGAAAAGCAGTTGAAGATAGCGGAAATTCATACACTCTAAATAATAGTGGTACAATTTACGGAGCGACAACATAATGCCTTTAGTACCTATAAAATTACCAGCTGGTTTTTATCGAAATGGAACTGAGTTCGAAGCGTCAAACCGTTGGCGTGATGGAAGTCTGGTTCGGTGGCTAGATGGTAGTTTAAAACCGATAGGTGGTTGGACCGAGCGTAAAGTGGCATTTGCAAACAATCCTGTCAGAGGTATGCACTCATGGCAGTCCAACAATGGAACTGCGTGGCTTGCTGGCGGATCTCACGATCAATTAATAGCCATGACAGGTGCGGGAGTTTGCTACGATTTGACGCCGGATGACTTAGCGTCCGGTCGTGAAGATGCTGCGGTCAATACGGGATACGGTTTTGGATTTTACGGCACTGGTTATTATGGTCAGCCAAGGCCGGTGACCAGTGATAGTATCCCGCAAGAGGCGACCACATGGCAGCTTGATAACTTCGGAGAAAATCTCATCGCATTTCACCTGGATGATGGGCGTATTTTAGAATGGCCCTTAGTCGTAACCGTTGGTTCTGAGTTAGTTACAAATGGTGATTTTGCGGTCGACGCCAACTGGACAAAAGGTGTTAATTGGTCAATATCAGGTGGCGTATCAGTTTATGCACAATACAAACCTGTTTTTGACGCAAATGACACGAATATTGTTAGTGCAGTTAACGATACGATAACTATACCAAATCATGATTTTGTGGATGGTCAAGTGGTCACTTACGTAGTCCCAAGCGGGCAAACGGCTATAACAGGTTTAACCTCAGGTTCTAGCTATTTTATAATAGACTCGACCACAAATAATTTTAAATTAACGGCTTCACTAGCAGGGACAATATTGCCTTTATCTGCCAATTATTCTCTGACGGTCGACGCTGATAACGAGGCAATTAAAAACACAACAACTAACAAAATTGTTGCGTCAAATTCGTTTTCCAACGGTGATGAAGTAACTTATTCCAACGGTTCTGGAACCGATATTGGTGGATTAGTAAACAATCAAAATTATTTTATAGTGAATGCTTCCGGTTCAGAGTTTCAGCTTTCATCCACATCGGGTGGCAGCGCAATTGATTTAACGCCTGATTTGACCGCTTCTTTAGATCCCGATCCCCTTACAACCAGTCCAACTTCAGTTACTGTAACCGTTGCTAATGTTGGTGGTGTCAATAAATATCACTTTGACGGTGTCACTGCGCCATCCATAACTTTAATTAGAGGCACAACCTACACTTTTGATTTGAGTGACACGAGCAACAATAACCACCCCTTGGTATTTGCAAACGGTGGCGCAAGTTACACAACGGGAATTACCACAACAGGTGTGGCGGGGAATGCAGGAGCCAGTGTTACCTTTGCAGTTCCAAATGATGCTCCAGCAACCGGTTTGACGTATCTGTGTCAGATTCACGGTGCGGCGATGGGAAATACCATAACCACCGTGACGACGGCAGAAGCCGCAGGGCCAATAGATTATTCAACAGACACAATAACTGTTGCCAATCACGGCTTTTCAAATGGAAACGAGGTCACTTACAGCAATGGAGGCGGCAGTAATATAGGTGGTATAACGACAGGGACAAACTATTTTATTGTTGGGGCGACGACAAACACATTTCAATTATCTATTTTGTCTGGTGGCAGCGCAATTAATCTCATTGCTCCGGGTGGAACTTTAGGGACAGGTCATTCTTTTAATTTAGATATTGGCTCTGCTCACGTTTTTAGACAAGATATTGGATCAACTCACCAACTACAAAGAATTTCGTCTGGCAATTTAGATCAAACTGTTTCTGGACTAGTGACAACTCCTGATGCGCAGGATAGTCATGATGTTACGGTGACTTTAATTGATCCAAACACAGACAGTGATGCAGCAACAGTTCCAAATGTTAAAATAAAAGTAACTGGCACAACAACTAATACCGTTTCTGTTGACGAAACTTTGTCAGTTGGATCAAATATATTTAGATTTGGTGCCGATGATGCAAATGTAAAAATAGAAATAATACCTCAAGCATACAACACGCCAGATTTTCATATTGATAACATTTCTTTAAAACAGAAAACTGTAGCCACTCCGTTAACAAACGCACCCACTAATAATAAAGGAATAGTTGTGACGGAAGAGCGATTTATTTTTGCATTAGGTGCGGGTGGAAACAGTCGTAAAGTGCAGTGGTGTGACAAGGAAAACAACACACAGTGGACTCCACTGGCAACCAATGAAGCCGGGGACATAGAGTTAGCCACAGCTGGTCAACTGATGTGTGGTGTCAGGACGAGGGGTGCAACACTACTGATTACTGACACCGATGCCCACATTGCTCAGTACGTTGGCCCTCCTTACGTGTACTCTTTTAGCCGTATTGGTACTAACTGTGGAGCAGTATCTAGGTTAAGTGCAGTAGCAACTGATCAAGGCGCATTTTGGTTTGGTGCAGAAAGTTTTCATTATTTTGACGGCAACAGTGTTACAACTTTAAATTGTGATGTTCACGATTATGTTTTTAACGACTTTAACTCCGCACAGCAAAGTAAAGTGTGGGGAATGGTGAACGGCGCACATAGTGAAATTTGGTGGTTTTATTGTTCTGGCGCATCAACAGAAATAGATCGCTATGTGGCTTATGATTTTAAAGATAACCACTGGTTGATAGGTAATTTATCTAGAACGTCAGGCGTGAGTCGTGGTGTTTTTGCTTATCCGTTTATGGCTAAACACGGAACAAAAACAGATATAATGAATCACGAGATCGGTTTTAATTACGAGGGTTCAGCCATTTTTTGCGAAACAGGTCCTTTTAGTATTGGTAACGGAGATCAGGTTGCTAAAGTGACAGAAGTTATAACCGATGAAAAAACACAGGGCGACGTAGATTTAAAATTTAAAAGTAGGTTTCATCCAAATGATACGGAGCGCACATTTGGTCCATACAACCCAAGTAATCCTACATCAGTGCGTTTTACCGGAAGACAGGTCAAAATGCGTGTTGAAGGGGATCAGGCTACAGATTGGCGTGTTGGTGTTATGAGATTAGAAGTCAAAGCAGGGGGCAAACGTTAATGCCAGTCACACCACCAATTTTAGGCGAGGATATACGACAGTGGGGTAGACAGCTGAATCTGTTTTTAAGTAGAAATTTAGGTAAATTATATTTTAAAACCGTTGATGATAATCCGAGTCAAAACGGAATCTTTTTGTGGGATGATGATAAAAACTATCCTGTTGTTTCAGCGCAAAACACATTCAAGCAAGTTGCTATGAAGCAAACCACACCTAGCTCTAGTGTTGGTGCGGCTGGTGACGGGGCTGGCATGATAGCATGGGATACTAACTATATTTACGTTTGTACGGCTGCACATGACGGCAGTACAGCAATTTGGAAAAGGGTGGCATTGTCCACGTATTAATATGCAAGACTTATATATAGATCAAATTGAACGATGTCGGCACTGGATAGAGGCCGCATTGGAGTATTCTGGCGGTACACATAACTTTGATGATATAGTTGACGGAATAAAAGAAGGGCGTATGCAACTGTGGCCGAGTGCTAGGGGGTGCATAGTTACAGAAATTGTGATATACCCTAGAAAAAAGTACTTAAATATTTTTTTAGCGGGTGGTGAACTGGATCAAATATTAGATATGCATGACAGTGTTAGGGCATGGATGATCGAACAAAAGTGTGACGCGGCAATGATGTCGGGTCGTTTAGGATGGAAAAAGCCATTAGAGAAACAAGGATGGTCATTCTTGCAAGCTCATTTTGTGAAAGAGGTGTAAAATGGCAGGTGGTACAAATCAAAAAAATATAACCTTACCAAGGTTTTATGAGACGGCGTTACAGCAGCAAGTCGGTCAAGCGCGAGACACGGCTCAAATTGGCTATACTCCATATTACGGTCCAGACGTTGCCGCTTTCTCTCCCATGCAAGAGGCAGCTTTTCAAAATACAAACGACGCCGCCGCTGCTTTTGGAATGGCTTCGGCAAATCCCACCGCAAGTTACATGCCTGAAACCACGACAATGGGTGGCGTTACTGGCTATGCCTCGCAGCCGTTGATGGAGGCAAGTATAGACGCTTTTTCGGCTGACAGGCCGGGGCAAGCCAGTTTTATTGAAAGCATGACAATAGATCCTGTCACAGGAGCACCTGGTAGTAGGAGTCTTTCAAATCAACCAGTGGCGTTAGAAATGACTGCCGCTCAAAAGAGAGGAAAGTAAAAATGGCCGGAGGAGCAAACCCGCAAGCTGTCGCAGCACCACAGCCGACCAATCCATTTATGAGAGCGTCATCCGCTAATCAGATGGCACTCAACACTTACGCGGATCCAAGTGCTAGAGCGATGCAAATGATGAATCCCTATCAACAACAGGTGATTGACGCAACTTTGCGAGACGTCGGCACTGCCGCACAAATGGGTTTAAACCAAATAGGAGCGCAAGCACAATCTGCGGGGGCATATGGAGGCTCACGGCAAGGCATAGCGGAGGCCGAGGCTCTCAAAGGATTTAATCAGCAAGCTCTTGATCAAACTGCCAGATTAAGACAACAAGGTTTTAACACCTCTATGGCAAATGCCTTTAACGCCGCCTCAGGGCTTCAAAACGTGGGGCAACAGGCTTTTAATATGGGACAGGCACTGAATCAAAATCAAATGGCGCAGGGAGCCTTACAGCAAGCGGCAATGCAAAGGTTACTTGACGCGGGCAAATCGCAATTCAGAGGGCAAACTGGCGCACCAAACCAAGCCTTAGGCACGTTTACTGCCGGAATCACCGGAATGCCTCAGTTGCAAGGTGAGCAAAGTTATATGAATCCGGGGTTGCTTAATTACGCACAAGTTTTAGGGATGCTGTAAAATGAACAGGTACGACCTAGAGGATTTAGCAAGGAGGACGGCGGCAAGCTATAACTTGCCTCCTGAGATATTTTTACGTCTTATCAACACAGAAAGCGGGTTTAACCAAAACGCTGTATCGCCAAAAGGTGCGATTGGATTAACTCAACTGATGCCCGGCACTGCGCAAGAGCTAGGTGTTGACGCGACTAATATAACACAAAACATTGAGGGCGGCGCAAGGTATTTAAAGCAGATGCTTGACAAATATAACGGCAACATGGAGTTGGCACTGGCAGCCTATAACGCTGGTCCCGGAAATGTCGACAAATTTGGTGGCGTACCTCCATTCGCAGAAACGCAAAATTATTTATTCAAAATGCTAGGTCGTCAGCCCGCGCAACAACCAGACATGAGAGTCACAACAAGAGGTCAAGAGCCACAATCACAGGGTTTACTCGGCACTTTTGGTTTTGGTGGGGCCGTAAACCCACAGACCGGGATGACCGCAATTGAAAATGTAACTCAGGCTTTGGATCCGTTGTTGCCTCCTGAGCAACGCATGGGGCAAGTTATTAGAGACCGAGGCACGTCTAGAAAGCAAACATTACAAAGTAACAACACAGCCAGATTGTTAGATTCATTGCCGGGCGGTAAACCGTATGCTGACGCAATAAGAAACGGTGGCGACGGTCAGGCTTTATATTTGCAATATTTGAAAGATAAAAAAGACGGAACATTGACCGCGAAAGATCTACGTGATCAAACAAATGCTTTACGAAAAGAATTTATTGGAAAGCCTGAAACTAAAGAGTTCGCAAAACAAATTGCTGCTTTTGCGCGAATTATGGCATCTGCCGAGGACAGCACTGGCGCGGGCGATATGGCTTTAATTTTTAATTTTATGAAGTTACTTGATCCCGGTTCCACAGTTCGAGAAGGCGAATATGCAACAGCAAGAGATACTGGAAACGTAAGCCAAAGAGTTAGGGCAATATACAACAAAATGGTTATGGGTACTACCTTAACGCCGGAGCAAAGAGCCGATTTCGTTGATCGTTCAGTGCGTTTATACAGATCAGCAGAGACTCAATTCGGTAAAATTAGAGAGCAGTATACAGAGCTTGCTAAACAGCAAGGATTGCCTGTTAACCAAATTATAATCGATAAAGGTTACGAAGGTACAATCCCTGAAATTAACAAAGATATACAACGACAAACAATACCACCAAAACCATCTCCAAGCGATTTTCCAAACGATAAGGATTGGAAAAAGTTTGCTGAGACATTTGCCACAGATGAAGATTGGAAAAAACATTGGATTGAAAACATGAGTCAAAACCAACGCATTCAATATATAGAATCAATGTCACGTTAGGATAGATTATTATGGCAAACAGTAACGCAGCAATAGCGGCAGCCCTTGGAGAAGAAGTTCCTAAACAAAGACTAAGATCTATGGGACAAGGTCTCACTTTAGGTTTTGCAGATGAGTTAGAGGCGCGAGCGGTGGCGTTAGCGAGCGGTCGTCAATATGAGGATGTTTTGCAAGAGGTCAGGGATAAGTTGGCTGCTTACCAGGCAGCGTATCCGGGCAGTTCTATGGGCTATGAAGCAGCTGGTGCGGTGGCTCCCACAGCTTTAGCTCTTCTTGCGGCACCATTTACTGGTGGATCATCAACAGCAGTTGCTGCTCCAAGTTGGTTGAAGTTGCTTGGTGTTGGTGCGTTAGAGGGTGCTGCATATGGTTTTGGCACTGGTGAGGGTGATTTTAATCAACGGGCTGATAGGGCGTTACCGGGTGCCGCTCTTGGTGCTCCGGGGGCTGTGCTTGGTGGAACTGCTGCAAACATTGTGATGAGTGGGCTGAAAAGGTTGTCGGATGCGGGCAGAAGGATTGCGGGCCGACGAGGATCAAGTGTTGTTGAGAACGAAATACAAAGGCTCGTACAGCAAACCGGAAAAGATCCAGAGCAAGTTGTACAAGACCTTATGGATGGACGCATACTTGCTGAAAACAGAACATTAGCGGCTGCTATAAAAATAATGCAAACAGGTCCGGCAACGCCAGTTATTCAAAAAGCCATGAGAGAAAGACCACGAATGCAGCGCGACAGAGCCGGGCAAGTTTTATCTGAGACGCTTGACGATGGCGATCCAAATATGGAGGCCGTTAGAAAGTATCGTGACAGCGATTTGGAAACGCAAAAAGCAATTAGTAGAGAATATAAACAATTTAGACGACCTCGCGTCGATGCCTCCGTTTTTGATGATTTAAAAAAGATCTTGGAGCGCAATCCGCAATTTGGAGAAGATCTGAATGAAATGCAAAACACGTTAATGAGAAAACCACTATTTAGTTTTAACGATGCGGGCGATATAAAATTTTTACGTAGGCCAACAGTGCAAGAGGCCGAAGAGGTTTATAAAGTTATTCGTGATAGAGGTATTGCGATGGAAAAGACCAAACCTTTCTTGGCAAGTGGAACAAGAAACCTAGGTCGACGTCTTAAAGATAAATTAAATAAGGCATTTCCAAAACTTGCAGATGCTCGAGCGCAAGCACAGGCAATACAAATAAATCGTAACGCTTTTGAGGCGGGCAAAAAATCTTTGGGTGGAAAAGACGTTTACGAAACGCTTATGGAGGTTGAAGAAAAATTTGGTTCACCCGAAGCGTTAGATAGTTTTAGAACAGGGTTTTTAGCCGGGATTCAGCAGCAACTTACACAGGCAAGGCAAAAAGGTATTATTAGAGATTTAGTTGATGACAGTAAAAAACCGGGAATGTTGCTTCGTAACTTGATTCCTGATGATACTGATTACGATAAAGTTATTAAACAGCTACAGCTTGCTGCTGAAAGCGAAGACGTGGCACAAAAAGTATTAAACAATAGCATAACTATTGAAGGCGAAATTTCTAAACAAGCACAAAATTCTGGTATTGGCGCGTCGGACGTTATTGGACTCTTCAGTTACAACCCAGAGTCTTATTTTAGAACAGTCA